TTAAACCTCTTCAAGAATGTTTTGGTGACGAGTATGAGAAGAATTATCAAATGGCGGTTGATGCTGGCCTTGGAAGAAAAGTTAAAGCTCAAGAGATTTGGACCAAAGTAATTGAATCTCAAGTTGAGACGGGTGTTCCTTATCTATGTGCTAAAGACAGTGCGAACAAGAAATCAAATCATCAAAACATTGGAGTAATCAAACAATCCAACCTTTGTAATGAAATCTATCAATACACTGACGAACAAACCACAGCGATTTGTACTCTTTCATCCATCGTTTTGAAGAACTTTTTTGTTGATGGTAAATTTGATTACTCTCTTCTTATTCAAGAAGTAAGAAAGGCAGTAAGAGCTTTGAACAATGTTATCGACAAAAACAACTATTCAACCTCGAAAGGATTGAAAGGAGGTCTTGAACAAAGAGCGATTGGTATTGGAGTTCAAGGACTTGCTGATGTTTTCTGTCTTATGGATTACATCTTTACTTCAGACGAAGCACAATCATTAAATAAGAATATCTTCGAAGCAATTTATTTCGCAGCGATTACAGAAAGTAATGATTTATGTAAGAGAGGAGTTAGAAAACCTTATGAGTTCTTCAAAGGGTCTCCGATGTCAAAAGGTATTTTCCAATTTGACATGTGGGGAATCAAAGATTCTGATTTGTTTTTGGATTGGGAACCGTTGAAGAAAGATGTTCAGGAATATGGAGTTTGTAACTCATTGTTCACCGCTCAGATGCCAGTAGCTTCCTCAGCAAAAATCACTGGTTCATTCGAAATGACAGAACCAGCACACTCAGCGTTATTTAACCGAAGAGTTGTAGGTGGTGAGATTATGATTGTAAACAAATACTTAATCAATGATTTTGAGAAGATTGGTATTTGGTGTGAAGATTTGAAAAATGAAATTATATTGAATGAAGGTTCAATTCAAAACATTAATTTCAATCAGTATCTTGATATTGAAGACAAGAACTACAATAAAAAAGTTAAAAGGATTGAACATCTTATTCCAAAGTACAAAACCATTTGGGAAATTTCACAAAGAGAACTTATCAATATGGCGGCGGACAGAGCACCATTTATAGACCAATCTCAATCTATGAATATCTATATGTCTAACCCTACATTGTCTAAGATTACTTCATCTCACTTCCATTCGTGGGAAAAAGGTTTGAAGACTCTTTGTTACTATGTTAGAACAAAAGCAATTTCAACGGGTGCTAAACATTTAGCTTTGGATGTATCTAAAGTTCAAAAACCTAAACCTGTTGTAGAAGTTCCGAAGGTTGATTATAGTAGTATGAATTTACCACCCAAACCTGAAGGAATTGAAATTGAATGTTTCGGTTGTTCTTCTTAATTAAATAATTAATCCCGAGTAATTCGGGATTTTTTATTTTGGGCTATTTATAAGGAAAAACAAGGGACTTATATTTATCTTTATGGCAAACGGAGTTACATACGGTATTAATTTTCCATTCAGAGATTCTAGACGAGGAGATTACTTGGAGCTTACTCAGTTGGAATCCCAACAGATAAAATCTGATCTGATTCACCTTCTTTTAACGAGAAAAGGAAGTAGATATTATTTACCAACATTTGGTACAAGATTATATGAATTCTTATTTGAACCTTTCGATGGATTGACATTCGACGCAATACAATCTGATATTAGAGAAGCGGTTCAAACATTCATGCCAAATCTACTCTTGAATCAGATTTCAATAACTCCAGCAGACCCTGAGTTAGAAGTTGATACTATGTTGGGTGAGAATACTATTGGAACAAGTGAATCTCCAATATACAGATTACCAGGTAAAGGGACATCCGAATACACTGCAAAAATTAGAATAGATTATTCAAATAACAGATCGACTTTCGCTCAAAATGATTTTGTTATTATCAATATTTAATATAGATGGCAAATCGTAAAATTTCATATACCACCAGAGACTATCAGGGAATAAGAACTGAGTTACTCAACTATGTAAGAACTTATTATCCTGAACTTATACAGGATTTTAATGATGCATCTGTATTTTCAGTGTTTTTGGATTTGAATGCTGCTGTTGCAGACAACTTACACTATCATATTGATAGAAGTATTCAAGAAACTGTATTACAATACGCACAACAAAGGTCTTCAATTTATAACATTGCAAGAACTTATGGATTAAAATTACCTGGTCAAAGACCATCCGTAGCCTTAGTAGATTTTTCGATTACTGTTCCTGTATTTGGTGATAAAGAAGATGAAAGATACTTGGGAGTTTTAGCAAGAGGTTCACAAGTCTCAGGTGCGGGTATTGTGTTTGAAAACATATATGATGTTGATTTTTCTTCACCATATAACGCACAAGGTTTTCCGAATAGATTGAAGATTCCAAATCGAAACGCCAACAACGTGATTATCAATTACACAATCACAAAAAGAGAACTTGTTGTAAATGGAATTACCAAAGTATTCAAGAGAGTAATCACTCCTAATGATGTGAAGCCATTCTTCGAATTGTTTTTACCTGAAAAAAATGTTCTGGGTATTACAAGTGTTTTATTAAAGAGTGGAACGGAATATACAAATATACCAACTGTCGCAGAATTTTTGGGTTCACCTAACAAATGGTATGAAGTGGACGCCTTAGCTGAAGACAGAGTTTTCATTGAGGACCCGACAAAAGTTTCAGACCAACCTGGTATTAAGGTAGGAAGATATATCCAAACATCAAACAGATTCATTAGTGAATATACTCCTGAGGGATTTAAGAAACTAACATTTGGAGGAGGAACGAACACCGCTCAGGATGCATTGGACCAATTCACAACTGTAGGAGCAACCATAGACCTTCAAAGGTATTCTAATAATTTATCTTTGGGTTCAGCTTTGAGTCCTAACTCTACACTATTTGTTCAATATAGAGTTGGTGGAGGATTAGGAACAAACTTGGGGACTAACGTTATTACACAAATTGGAACAGTATCATTCTTTGTTAATGGACCATCTGAACTTACAAACTCTTCAGTTGTCAATTCTTTGAGATGTAACAACGTTACTGCGGCAATCGGTGGAGCGGGATTACCGTCACTTGAAGAAATAAGAAATTATGTTTCGTTCAACTTCTCAGCACAGAAGAGAGCCGTGACAGTACAAGATTATGAGTCAATTATTAGAAACATGCCTTCAGAGTTTGGAGCACCTGCAAAAGTATCTGTGACTGAAAACAATAATAAAATATTGATTCAGTTATTATCTTACGATACTTCGGGTAAGTTGACAAATATCGTTTCAAATACTTTGAGACAGAATATTGCAACATATCTATCCAACTACAGAATGATGAATGATTATATATCAATTTTCACAGCTGAAGTAATTGATTTGAGTGTCGAAGTTCAAGTTGTCTTAACAGCAGCACAAAACTCGGGGCAAGTAATTGCTGACATAGTTGACAGAATTTCTACATATTTTAACCCTCAAGTAAGAGAACTGGGACAAAATGTATATCTGTCTGAAATACAAAGTATTGTTCAAAATCAAAATGGGGTATTGAGTGTGTCTTCGATTAAGATTTTCAATAATGTTGGTGGGCAATATTCATCAGCAGAAACTTCCATGGAATATTCCGATCCTGAAACAAGACAAATTGCACCTACCAACGCAACAATCTTTGCACAACCTTCTCAAGTTTACCAAATTCGATATCCAAATAAGGATATTAAAGTTTCGGTTATAAATTACCAATCTACAACATTATCGTAATAGGTTTATTATCTATCAGTTTGGTCTATAATTTATGATGTGTGTATTCATACTTTGAAAAATTACACATAAAGTATTTATAAACTAAAGACAATAGATGGGTGATTCATATAGAATTAAGACCGAACTTGGTATAAACAAATCAATCAACGTACAGTTAGACCAAGAGTTTGAGTTCTTAGAAATTTTATCTCTCAAAATACAACAAACAGACATCTACACAAGAAGTTGTGCAGACTATGGTGTGTTAGTTGGTAGAGTAACGGCAAACAATGGATTTGGATTACCGAATGCAAGGGTTTCTATTTTTATTCCGATTGAACAAGTCGATGAATCTAATCCATTAATTACATCTATATATCCCTACAAATCTCCAACCGATAAAAATGAAGACGGATATAGATATAATCTACTTCCATACACACCTTCATACTCCAAACATGCTGCAACAGGTACTTTACCATCTCGTCCTGATGTATTGACAGGAAGTACTACTGTTGAAATTTATGACAAATATTACAGATTTACATCCAAAACTAATGATAGTGGTGATTACATGATTATGGGGGTTCCTCTCGGAACTCAAACAGTTGTGATGGATGTGGACTTGTCAGACATAGGAGAATTTTCTCTTACTCCACAAGATTTAGTTAGAATTGGATTAGCCACGGAAGCTCAAGTTGCAGGAAATAAATTCAGAAGTTCAACTGATTTGAATTCCCTTCCTCAAATTATAAACTTGACAAAAACTCTCGAAGTATCTCCTTTATGGGGAGAAATTGTAGACCTAAAGACAACATGGGAAACCTTTGTGGTTTAACATCAGGACCTGGACAAATATTAGCAATTCGACAAACTATACAACAAGATGAGGATGGAAATCCTGTATTGGAGGTTTATGAGTTAGAACAAGCGGGAAACGTAATTGATGGGGATGGTACGTGGTTGACCGAATTACCAATGAATTTGGACTATATAATCACTAATGAATTTGGTGAGAGAGTATTGTCCAATGATGCAACGTTGGGAATACCCACCAAAGCAAAATATAGGTTCAAAGTAAAATGGACTCAGTCGAGAGATTTGACTGCTCAAACAAGAAGACCAAATTATTTGATTCCGAATGTGAAAGAATATGGTTGGCAGAGTTCAACTTTAGACCCAACAAATTCAAGTCAAACTGCGAGAGACTTACAAGAAAGTTCGTATTACTTCGGATTGGCATGGACAGGATATACAAATGGATTTACTGGAACGGAACGAATAGATAGACTCAATGAAATAATTGATTGTGAGGACACTTTCTACGAATTTCAATTCAACAGAGTTTATACTATATCATCATTGATTGACCAATATAAAAAAGGAGGTACGGGTAGATTCATTGGGATTAAAGAGATAGATGACAACAGTTGTGATAGTACAACAAATAAATTTCCAGTCAACGATGGCTTCAAAAATTTCGATTTGTTATTTTTTCTATTTTCAATTATATTCACAGTTTTACAATTTGTGGGGTTAGTATTACTTATTGTCTCACATTTACTTTTGTTTATCTATACAATAGTAATACAAGCATTGTGTTTTCTTTGTGGTGTTGAAATCCCCGTTATTAAGGTAAGACCTTTTGGTTTTATTTGTAACGAAACTGGTTTACGGTGTGAGACCAAAAACTTCACTATTAGACTTCCAATGATTACTTACCCTGAATGTCAATCTTGTTCATGTGCTGAGACCAAAATTGATTCTCAGGCATTATTAGGAGGAACAAGGGGTGTACTGTCTTATGTTTCATTTCCTCCAAGTTATTTTGAAGGATTCGAAACAATTTTTGGACAAGATGGAACACCGTCCGAAGATGTTCAAATAAAATCTTCAATTTTTGCACAAGCGTTGGCAGGAAATAATGATTCCGTGTCAGACCTTTCATTATTCAAAACACCAAAGTCATCTGTTGTTAGATTCTTATCAGAGGAATCTGATGAGAGAAAACATTTTGCATTTTCTGAAAGTCTTACTTTAGGTGAACGTATTAACGTGTTCAATACAAGAAACACTTATTTTGACAACCTTAATAAAATAAAAGTCACTTTTGCACAAAATTCCAATTTCGGAAAGTTTCACTATGATAATACGATTACGGTTCTTTCGAATCAATTTTATGAGTCGGGACAATTGTTGACATCTGTCAATCCTGCAACTACGACAGATAGAAATTTTTTATATACTGCTGAAACTGTCAACGGGGTTGTGAATGGAATAACAGGTACTACAATACAACAAGCTACAACAATAAATGTTGATTATGCTGTAACCCAAACAACTGACCAAACTGTATTATATACATTACCAACTGGTAGTACTATAACAAGACAAATATATCCGCAAGATAGAGAATACTTCCAAGTAATTACGGCAATTACTGTAGCGGATGCAATAAAAATATGGAACGTAGAAACTTTGGAATGTTTTCCAAATGTAATCGCAGCTCCTTCAAGATTAATTTTAGCTAGAAAAAGAGCGGTAAGAGGATATAGTAGAAATGATAAAGATTTTCTTATCAGTCCTTTGGATGCTTTCACTGACATTGAAAACCAATATATTCTTATACTCCAACGAGGAGTTGACCCGTATTCACCTAAGTACACCAATCAGTATTCATTAGGTAGAATTTTCGGAAAAAACATAGACGATTCAAGTTTAACAATTACTGCTCAAACTAGATTGAATATTCCTATTCAAAAATTGACACAGACCAATATTTCTGTGCAACCATTTAATCAGAATGGTATGTTTTATCCTTCATACTTTTTTACTCCAGGTGACAACTTTTCTGGATTCACAACTTCAACTGTCGGTTATTATGGAAGCTTAGATGCAAATACTAGTGGAGTTAGAGGATTGAACGATAAAAATATAGGTGGAGTGACTGGTGTAGTGAGTAGGACAAATAATGATTTCTATTCACCAAATCAAAACTCTGCAAAATACGATGAATCCGAGGATGTATCTGGTGCGTCTTATATTTTTTCAAATATAACTGCATTTTCATTGAATCCATTGTCAGCGGTAATTTTGGGGTCTTCTGCTTCAATATTACCATTGGCGGCAATTCCATTTTTATTCCCATTTGTTGTTGGTATTTTTGCAGTTGGAGCGTTGATTGCAACATTACTAGCAGTTAATTTCAATTATCGAGATGTAATCTATCAATATGCCACTCCGAATGCGTATCCTTCTTTATCGGCAAATCCTATGTCGATTTCATCAAAAGTTATAAATGTCATGAGAACTGATAGATTACCATCATCGGATAGTCTAAATGGAAGTTCATGGCAAACAAACCCCGCATTGTTACAACAAAATAATAATTTTACATTCTATCAGATTATTGATGCTGACCAACCAATTGATTTAGCGTCATATAGCACGGGGGCTGAAATAGTGACTCCAGACATTGAAGGTCAACCAAATTATTTGACAGTTTTGTCTTCTTTCAATTGTGAAAACATGGTAGGGTTAAGTTGTTATACAGGGTTTGGAAGTGATTTCGAAATAAACCAAGAATGTACAACCAAAGATGCGGTTGAAGAGGGATGTTATATGTTCCTTCGAAAACCTGGAACTGACTTATCAAAAGATATAAGTAATTTTAATGAGTGGGCATACAGATTCAGATTTTTCTATGGATTGTGTAGAGGAGTCTTATCTCAGTCTTTCATGAATAATTGGATTAATGGTTCATTATATTTCTTCCCAATACAAGTAGACACTTTTTACAACAAACAAAATCAAATAAGTCAAGTAAGGTTTTGTGAAGATGTAGTTTATTATAATAGAGATAGTAACAATTTTTATTATAGAAGTAGTCCGTATAATCTTACAACAAACAAATTTGTCGGGAAGTTGACAAACAACGTTAATTCTCTTAACACTGTGAACTTATTGTTCCCTACAACAGTAATAAACATGGGGATGAAAGATTATTTTTATTCTGAAATTACTTTTGATACATCAACAAGAGGTTACATTATCCCTAACATCAATCCAACTAGTTATGGTGACACGTCAGATTTGGTGAACTTATTTGTGATTTCGAGAATAACGGATGATAAATTTTTGAGGGATTTAATTTCTTCGGGAGACAATGGAATAAATCAGTTATTCTCAAGACGCCAAAAAAGAATTGATGGTGACCTTGCTCAACTTATGTCTATCAATAGTGAAATCGGAAATATCAACTATTCTCCAGAATATTATGATAGTGTCTCTGGTGCGACCAACCAACCTACACAAATATTAGGAACCGCAAGTAATCCAACAATTGCTGTATGGTTTTCTTCAACAACTGAGGATTTGCAAACCAAAGATTATTTGACTCCAGGAAGAATCAATTTCAGAGGGACAGATGATGTAGGATATTATCCATATCCATATGGAATCAAATCTCAAATTGTACCATTTTATCAATGG